CCATTAGCAGTTGTGGTGATATTAAGACCACCAAGATAGATAGTATTACCAGAAAGATAAAGAGAACGCCATCTCTTGGTTGATGTACCAAGATCCAGTGTTACGTTAGACTGTGGAACTACGTTGGTTGTAACACTCTGAAGATTTGCTGATGCTGCTTCACTATACTTCGCAAGTCTAATGCCACCAACAGTTACGCCATCGTGGACTCGAAGAGTTTTATTCGTGGTGTCAACAGTAATTTCACCGTTCGCTCCTGTGAACGAACCGTGTTGTCCTGCGCTACCTCTTCTGAACTTAACCTGAATTGCCATTACAGCGTCCCGTAATCTCTGTTTAGTTCTACGTCAACTGAACTAGTAATCAAACCATAGTCAAGTGCTTCAGCTGAAAACCCTCCACCTCCTCCACCAGAAGACGCAGCTACATCTGCAATATAAGCGTTGGTATTAGCTAATAACAATTTGACATATGCGTTTGATGCAGCATATGCTTTCGTAGCATATTTAGCCGCAACATTGGCTAGTTGAATTCTATCGTTGATAAGTATACGAAGCGCTGTATTGGTACCAGTAAGAGCACTCCATGTTGCACGAGTAGCAATGTATGCGTTTGTATTTGCTAACGCTGCTCGTTCAACTGATTTGGTTTGATAAGTTGCAGCAACATTGGCAACTTGAATTCTATCATTGATTAGTAGTCTTACAGCTGTATTAGATGCTGCATAAGCCTTGGTTGCAAATGTCGCTTGAAGATATGTGTTAGAAACATTACCTGTCCCAAGCGTGTTTACAACCCCAATAACTTCATTGAGCTTGAGTCTAACATTCTTTACCGATGTTGTGGAAGATGTATTTGCTATTGCCATTAGCTTTCCAACGCAGCGATACGAGCTTCAAGAGCCGAAATCTGCGCTAGAGCATTATTAAGAGCATTAGTTAACACGCTGATCGTGTTAGAAGAAGCACCGCTTACGTTGACAACAACGAGATCGGTTTCATTCAAATCGCCTAGAATAGATTTCGTAACTACAACTGGAGCCGTGTTTCCTCCACCAGAAACAGTTCCAGCTTGCCACTTACCTGTTGATGAATTATAGATAAGTGCTTGTCCATCGCTCGCGCCCTTTAAGCTGGAGTAATCGACATCATCGAGTTTATGGAGATTGACTTCACCAGAGCCTGATGAACGACCAAGACCCATAGCAGCAGAGAAAGCAATTCGAGATATACGCTTTTCGGCGTTATCGATAAACTGTTCTACTTCTTTCTTGAGTGGAGCAATATCAGCCATAGGTCCGACTGGTCCACGAGGTCCAGCATCACCCTTATCGCCTTTGTCTCCCTTGTCACCTTTAGGACCGGCAACACCCATAGGACCAGCTGGACCAGCTTCACCTAGATCGCCTTGGAATCCGCGTGGACCAATATCACCTTTATTGCCTTTTGGTCCACGTGGTCCCTGTGGTCCACGCAAACGAATCTCCCTAAGCTCAATGCTACCATTGGACTCTGAGAGATTCTTTAGTTCTTCGATGATTTCGCGCTTGACTTCGTTTGCTTCTGTATGAGCAAACTTAGCTGCAATAGAAAGTAGCTTGGCTTTTTCTAACTCGAACGATGGGCTATTGAGATGATCTTCGATACGTTCGACAATATCTCGGCGTAAGTCCTCCGCTTCCGCCTTAGCGAACTTAGCTGCAATAGAAAGTAGCTTTGCTTGTTCGACCTCGTTCATGTTTACAGATCATCCTTGATCTCTTCCATTTCATCAGTCAATTCTTCTTTAGAAACTTTTTCGATAGCACGAGTCATGCTTTCGATTAGTCTCTTATCTTCCTCGGTCAAAGGCTTTGGAGTGAATTCTTCTTTCACTTTCTTTGCACTAGGCGATTCTTGCTTGACTTTGATCTCAAGTTTTTGTGGAGTTGACTTTTCTTTTTTCTGTTCAGTATCTTGCTGCATCTGTTGCTGATCATTCATATCAGCATTAGCTGCGGCTTCTACTTCACCTTCAGCAGCCATCTGCTTATCCATTTCCTGGATTTCTTCATCTGTCTGACGAAGAATGTTTTTGCGAATCCATTCAACTGAATAGTATTTGCCAACATAAGCGTCAACGATACCAAGAACAGCAAGACGATTGTTGATCATGTCCTGTTCTTTGATTTCAGCGTAGTAGTTATCACGCTGGAAACTATACTTGATATCATTCTTCATATCCTTCCACTCTTCGCGGGTCATCACGCCCGTGAGAAGCAGTTGGATCTCTAGAAGATTGTCGAACAGATGGGTGAAACGATCACGCAGGCGCTCAATGAACTTAGCGAACTTGATTTCGTCGCGGGAGATTTCACCGCTACGACCCATTGAGAAAGTGCCTTCTGGTTCCAAACGTGAAACAGGAACCGAGAGTGACTTGTAGAGTTTCTTGCGGAAGTAATCAACGTCTTCCATCTGACCAAGGTTTTCACCGCCAGGAAGCGTAGTGATTTCTGTACCACGACCACCTTCACGACGAGGAAGCCAGTAGTCTTCCAGCATGGTCATGAACTTACGCGAATCCTTGACAGCGCCAGTATCAGCATCGTAAACAAGACGGTTCTTATGCTTGACCATCATGTCACGAACATACTGTTCTGCTTTAGCTTTTGGTAAGTTACCAACGTCAATGTAGAAAATTCTACGCTCAGGTGCGCGCGCGAGACGATAGATAACTACCGCATCTTCCAACATACGCAACTGATTGAGTGGCTTGATCGCTTTATGAAGATATGAAAGAACCATACGGTTACGAGCATCTAGCAGACCGCTGTGAACGTAACAGATTGCGTCCTTAGAAACCTTGACGCCTTGTGTCATAGTTCCTTGCGACATACCAGCAAGGTTGTAGAGATAGTATTCTTCGTAGGCAGGAACAATCAGCTTCGAGTTCTGACCAACAATAGGCGTGCGACGAAGTGGCTGACGAATCTTGCGAATACGACGAGGATCGATGTAACGTAGTTCTTGAATACCTTTGCGTGGATTATTGATGTCCACCATGATATGATAGAACAAACGACCGTCGATATACCAACGACGAAACAACTCGTAGCCCATGTTGTTGAAATCAAGCAGCTTGAGAATAGTATCAAACTCTTCCTGAATGCGCTTCTTTACGCTATCAGGCTGCTTTAGATTGTCGAGATTTAGGGAAATTGGCTCGTCTTGATCGTCAGTAATGAGAGCTTCATTTACTACGTCATCAATCGCAGACTCGCACTCAGGATACATCGACATTTCTCTGTATCGAGTGATAAGTTCTGCTTCGTTCTTAGCAACGCCTTCCATATCGACGAATGTGCCATAGGCGCCGCCAGGAGCGACTTCCATAGCACCATCGACATTAGGAGGAGGGGTGAAGGTAGGTATCTGCTGGGCATTACGCTCAGCAACCTCTTCATCCCTCCCTACGCGAAAGCCAAATAATTCGATTGCCATTTAATTTCCTTCAAAAAGTGTATAATATATTTAGGCAATCAAATTAGGTATTGATTACCCTGTTGTTGACGTCTTTGTCAACAGTCCAGTAATCGTATGCGAACTCTACTGTGAATTCTTCGATAGTATCAGTTGTTTCCCAGTTCAGTTCGATGTTACCAACATTGATTGGGAAAATGTTAACGAATGTATATTCGCGTGTTGGAATTGCAGCATCGCCGTCAGTTGTTCCACCAGCAAATACACCAGTCTTAGCATAATGACGAACTGTAGCAGTTGTGCGATATGAAGCAAGACCTGATTCAGTAATTACTGAAGGATCACGAAGATTGTTCTCGTGAGAGTTGATGAACGATGACCACTTCTCGAAAGCGTTGCGAACGAGGAAGTCTTCGTCATTCATAACTGTAACCTGCCAGTTATCGAACGTGCGATTACCAGCCATCTTTACCTTGCGACCAAAGTAAGGAACATCAATCTGACCAACAATCGATGATGGAATTGATGAGGCCTTACATACGAAACGGAATTGATTTTCCGCTGTTGGCTCTGCGATACCAGCTGGGAGCGACAAGAACACCTCGAAAAGAGATGCTCTTGCGCCACCGTATGGCAAACCTTGTGAGGCGAACGTAGATACATTAAAGGGCATTAGTTTTTCTCCCTATCCTTTCTATTATTTAGTCCGCCTTTTAGAACTTACCTACAACTTCAGTGAAATCAACGCCGGTGCGAACAGCAACGAAGTTCAACTGGATGAAGTTGATTGAACGAGCAGGCTTGATGTAGATATCACCAATAAACTCATTACGGTCGATAACTTCTGGCGTATTGTTTGTTTCGTCGCAAACAACACGGAAGTCTGTGATACCACGACGACCCTGTACGTCACGGAGGAATGGTTCTACCAGAGCCTTGAACTGAGCACGAGTAAACGCATCGTTGAACTCGAACAGAGTATACTTGGCTGCTGTAGCGATTGCCTTTTCCAGAACAATAAACAGACGACGAACGTTGATGCGGTCAAAAGCAGATGGCTTTGTCAGCATTGTCTTATCGCCGAATAGAATAGTTCCTTCGCCTGGGAATGTTGTGATTGGATTGATACCAGCCTTGTAGAGAGCATCACGTTCAGTCTTGTTTGGATTGAACGCCAACTTGATAACATTCTTGATCTGACCGCGATTGAATCCAGCTGGTGAATACCAAGGATCACGTTCGATATCTGTACGAACCATTGTACCAGCTGTATCGCCGTTGCAAGGAACATAACGGAACAAGTCGTTATACTTGTCGTATTGATACTTCCAACCAGAGTCGATTACTGCGTATGAAGTTGATGGTAGAGAGTTGCGGAAAGCAACAATATCATCTACTTCTGCACCAGCATAGCCAGCGTTGTTAACAACGTCAGCCTGACGAGGCGAGAAGACTGCAATACAATCTTTACGATACTCAGCAATGTTGTTGATAATATGAACAGGGACAGTTGCAGATGAATGACCGCCACCAAGAACCAACGACACATCAACAGATTCTGCTGACTTGAACAGATTGTATCCGTTGATATAGTCAGCTG